TACATATGTCAACAGGTATATCATCAGGTTATTTAAATCTAACAGCATCTATGTTAGGTTATTCAACTGGTTGTTGTTTGTGTTTTGATGAAGAGAAAGTAAGAAGTATTTTAGATGTAGATGAGCAAGTTCTATTATTAATGGGTATTGGTTTTAAAAACCCGAATAAAAATAGAAGAGTACATGCTTTAGATGATAATAAGATATTTAACTCTTTTAAAAAAGAAGAGATATCTGTTAATTTTATTAAATAGAGGTTTAAATGGTAGATATTCCTGATTATATGAGAGGATTTGATTTAGACGAAGATTTTGGTTTTACACCAGTATCTAATAAACCTAAATCAGATTCAACAGTAGATAAGAAAGTAGTCGAAAGTACAAATCTAGAATTATCAAAAGTTAAAAGCGATTTATCTGATGTTAAGGCAATGATGAATGAAGTATTACAAGTCGTTGCTGAGAAAGATAGTATTACTAAAGAATTAGAAGACACAGAAGTAACACAAAGATTTAAAGAAATAGAAAAAGTTATATTACCTTTTTTATATAATCTAAGTAAAAGTGATGAACCATATATTCATTGGCCAAATAGAGGTCCTATAATTAAAGCACAAATAGATAAGGTACTTAAATTGACGAGAGGTAAAAAATGAAGTTAAGTAAAAATTTTAGTTTAAATGAGATGACAAGGTCACAAACTGCTACTAGAAAAGGTATTGCAAATACACCTAGTAGTTCTCACGAATCTGCATTGATATTGTTATGTGAAAATATTTTACAACCTATTAGAGAACACTTTGGTAAACCTGTTAGAATAACTTCAGGTTATAGAAGTCCTGAATTATGTATTGCAATAGGTTCATCTGTTAATTCACAACACGCAAAAGGACAAGCAGCAGATTTTGAGATAACAGGTATATCTAATCAGGTTCTTGCAGAATATATAGATGATAATTTAAATTATGACCAGTTAATATTAGAGTTTTGGAATAAGTCTGACCCAAATAGTGGGTGGGTACATTGTTCTTTCAATAACAAAGTACAAAATAGAAAACAGTTTTTGAGAGCGTATAGAAAAGATGGTAAAGTTAAGTATGATACTTATAATAAACAAGACTATGTAACAGAAAGTGATGTGATAAGTGGAGCAAAAGCAAAATAAAGTAACACCTGAATATACCTTAGATTGGTACATAAAATGGGCATCAAGTATTATATTAATATTTGGTATGATACTAACATCAAACAATGCATTTCCTTATAATCTATATGTAAGTTGTATAGGTATAACAGGTTGGATACTTGTGGGTATGTTATGGAGAGATAGAAGTATTATGATTTTAAATACTGTCGCTCTCGCAATATATTTGAATGGTATTGTTGATACTTTTTTCAATCAAGGTTGACAAATAAATTAGTTTAGTGTATATTAGTATAACTTTAACTTAAATAGGCATATATAATGAAATTTAATTTTATAGACATAGACAAAAGTGTGTTACCTACTGCAAAAGGTAAAAGACAAGGTAAATATCGTTTCTACAATATAGGTGATATAAATTATCCTAGTGTAACATCTGTTCTCGGTGTGAGAAAGAAAGTAGAACTTCAACAATGGCGAGATAGAATAGGTGAGAATGTTGCTAATTGGGAAATGGGTAGAGCAGCAAGACGAGGTACTGCAACTCATAATCTAATAGAAAACTACATCAAAGGTGAACCACTCACAGAAAAGAGTGTATTACCTTTAGGTTTATTTAAGTTAATGAAACCTTATGTTGACCAGATACAAAATATACATTGTCTAGAAACAGTTTTATATTCAAAAAAATATAGACTTGCAGGTCAAGTAGACTGCATTGCAGAGTACAATGGTAAACTATCGGTTATTGATTTCAAGACTGCTAATAAAGAAAGAAAAGAAGAATGGATAGAAAATTACTTTTTACAATGCACAGCATATGCGTTAATGTATGAAGAATTATATGGTAAAGAAATAGAAAAAGTTGTACTTATAATAGGTGGTGAAGATGGTTCTATGGCAACATATGTAAAAGATAAAAAAGATTACATCAAAAGATTAGAAGAAGTATTAGAAGATTTCTATAAAATGTTTGAGTTAGAATATGGCGAACCTAAGTAACGCTGACCACGATATCACTCAAATGAAAAATATATACCACAGGTATATCGATTTACCTTTTGACTTCATAAAACCTGACTGGAAAGATATAAGACGAACATACAGTAAAGAACAAGAAGAAGAAAAAGATATGCTTAATGAGTATCACGATATCAAAGAGAAAGGTGATACTGATGTATATTTTTGTCACACACCAGAAAATGATGAGAAAGTTACAGAGTTTTTAGATAGATTTAATTTATTTACTGATAGTAAATTATTATTTTATACAAAAGCAAATGATGGTATAAAAGTACACATAGACAATAACAAACAAGAAGTATACTCTATAGAAGAAAATACTCTTGAAAACTTTGTCGATAATCATGTCAAATTAAATGTTACTTGGGAACCTAAAGGTGGTAGAATAAGATGGTGGGATTTAAATAATAAAAATGATTTAGAGGTGCATACACACACTAATAAAGGTAATGGTAAGACATGGAGTGTAGCGTGGGCACATCAAAAAGATTGTAAAATGGTGTATGAAAAAACAATAGATAAACCTAGTTTAGTTAACACAGGTAGACCTCACTCTACCTATAACCCTTCTAAAGAGGGTAGACTAACACTATCATATACTTTAGTTAAGAAATCTAATTTAGAATTATTAACTTTTCCTGAAGCATTATGGTTATTTGATGGTTTATTGCGTGTATAAATATAAATAGGTAAGGGAGATACAATGACAGAAAAAACATTAACAGTAACTTTAAAAGAAAACGCTAAATATTCAGATTTATATACAAATTCAGATGTTGATTTTTATGTAAATAGTAATATAATAGTAAGTGATTTAAATCACCTCGAGGTAAGAACAGGTGATGTAGTTAGAGCAGTTACACATGATTTTGACTTTTCATCTAATGTATTATTGAAGATGCATGCTACTGCTGAAACTCCAAAAGGAACAACAGTACCTGCAGAATTGCATATAACATTATCACCTCAAGGTGGAGAAAATTATAATGCTTCGTGTGTATGGAAAGAAAAATCTAGTGGTGCTGATGAAACATATTTTGATGAAATAATTACCTCAACTGGTAACTTTAAAATTAACGGTGTTTCTAAACAGTCAAAGACAACAGAAATAGGTGATAATGATTTTGGTACACACGCAATTACTTGGAATGGTTCTGATGCTTTAACATTTCTGTTTGAGTTATCACAAACAGACTCTAATAATTCTAATTTAGAACACTCAACAAATACAGAATTTAAAATTACATAGGAATTGAAATGCATAGATTTGATGGTCTGATAACTGGTTATCAGGCAGATGTGAATGTGAATGAAAAGAAGACCTCTAATGGTATCTATTGGGATTTTGGTAGAGTTGTTGACGGTAAAAAGTATATTGACCCACATCTACACTTCGGGTGTTATATGTTGGGTTATTGTCAATCAAATTTCGTAAGAGAAGTTCATAGAGAAATGTTACTTTGGGATAAACCTGAAGTTGGTGAAAACTTTTTATCTGATGAAGAGTTATATCTAAACAAAAGAAGTCTACAATTAGCATCAAAAATTAAAGAGATGAGTGGTGGATATAAAAGTTTCTATGCACTATCAGGTAGTGATGCAGTAGAAGGTGCTATCAAATTAGCATTTGCATATCATCAAAAGAAAGAAAATACAAATAGAAAAATGATAGTTAGTTTTGATGGTAGTTATCATGGTTCAACCTATCTTACACAAAATGTGGGTAATACATTATTCAATGAGGATCCGTTCTACGGTATGGCAACATATCCACATAGACAAATAATACCTAGAGATTTTTCTATACCTGATACTGTAAACTTAGAAGAAGTTGCTTGCATCATTGTAGAAACACACACCTATGCAAAGAAATTAAAACCATATAAAAAATCATTCTGGGATAATTTAGAAATCTATAGAACAATGTATGATATACCTATTATCGTAGATGATATATTCATGGGTGGTGGTAAGTTAGGCAATTTCTTTGGGTGGAAAACAATACCTTTTCAACCTAGTATATTCACAATGGCAAAATCAATTACAGGTGGACACTTCCCATTATCTATGACATGTTATGATGAACAGATAGGTAAAGCATTAGGTAAAGATTTTAATTGGGACCATGGGTACACATATTCATTCTTTCAACCAGGAATAATTAGTGTATTATATTATCTAGATATCTTAGAAAAAGAAGGTCATCTAAAAAACTATGAAACAGTACAAAAGAATATGACTGATATTTTTAATAAACATAACTTTGAAATTCAATCAAATGCAGGATTAATATTCAGTACAAAAAGAGAAAAACCATATCACATCATAGCACCTTTAAATGCAACTGAAGAATATTATGATGTGCTCAATACAACATTGACAAATTTTAAATAAGGTGATATAACTACATTATGAATAGCGTTAAATTTTTACATAACATAGAACAAATCAGAAGAGAAAAACCTGATATGTCTTACATGGATGCAGTAGTATATTATTGCGAAATTAATACAATTGAAATTGAAACAGTAACTAAATTTATTTCTAAAACATTAAAAGAGAAAATAGAATTAGAAGCAAGAGATTTGAATTACTTACCTAAGAGAGGTAAATTACCTATATGAGTAATGTAAACCTAATCGACATAATGGGTTCAGACCTATCAGTTGTAAATTCAGCAAGAGTATCTTTTTCAAAAGTTCATAAAGAGATGCAGGATAATGATGAAAAACTAATAAAATACCTTGCAACACATAATCACTGGTCACCGTTTGGTCATGCATCAATGCAATTTAGAATCAAAGCACCAGTGTTTGTTGCAAGGCAATTAGTTAAACATCAAGTAGGATTAGTTTGGAATGAGGTAAGTCGTAGATATGTAGATACAGACCCAGAGTTTTATGTACCTTTTCTATGGCGAGAGAAACACGAAAATAAGAAACAAGGTTCTACAGATACAGAAGTAGAATATGATATTATGCCTTTGATAAAGAAGGCAAAAGAAATGTATCAAGATATGTTAGATAGTAATATCGCACCTGAGTTAGCAAGAATGATATTACCTCAATGTATGATGACAGAATGGATATGGTCAGGCACATTATATGCGTTTGCTAGAGTGTGTAATCTAAGAAATAAGTCTGATGCTCAACAAGAAACAACAGATATTACTAGAGATATTGCACATCATATGAAAGACCAATTTCCTGTCAGTAGTAAATATTTGTTAGAGAAAGAATGAAAAGAGTTTTTTGTTTAGGAAATGGTGAAAGTAGAAAAGGTGTTAATTTAGATTTATTAAAACCTTTCGGTAAAATATATGGGTGTAATGCTATGTACAGAGAATATGCACCTGATGTTTTAGTTTCAGTTGACCAAGGTATCACACACGAGATATATCAGAGTGGTTATGCATACACAAATGAATGTTATTTTAGAAACTGGTTTCCTCAAAAAGCAGAACAATACAATAATAGTGTTTATGGTACAACTGAAAAACGAATGATGGACTTTATTGATACACTTGATTTGAAAGTTGAAACAGAGAGAGGTAATAGTGAGAAATTTGTTGTAGGTGGTCCACCTTTATATAACTTTGCAAAACAAGTTATGAAAAACAAAGAGAAGTTAAAAGAATACAAAGGCAATTTTAAAACAAATGTTACTTGGATACAAAAAGATAAAGTTAAATGTATAAAAGATGTACAAGGGGGTCAAGATTTAGGTTGGGCAGCAGGTCCTACTGCAATATGGTTAGCAATAAAGAATGAACAACCACAACAAGTATATCTAATGGGACATGATTTAAATAGTGATACAAATAGAATAAACAATTTATATAAAGGTACACCTAATTATAATCCTGCAACACACAAACCTACACCATCTAATAATTGGATTGTACAACTAAATGCGTTGATGAATGAAAATCCTGATATAGCATTTTATAAAGTAAATAGAACACCTGTTGATAATAACAGTAAGGTGAATAGACTACAACCAGAGTTTCACCAACACAAGAATTTAGTATATATTACATATGATGAACTTCAAAAGAGCATTGACAATAAGTGGTAGTTATGTTATTATAACTACAATGATTCGTATAAATACTAATAAGATGCCGTTTATACAGGCAACACAAATACAATAATACAAGGAGAAAATATGGATTTCGAAACATTAAAACAATCATCAAGTAACTTTGATGCCTTAACCAAGGCACTAGAAGATAAATTAAATCCCGAAGATAATAAAGGTGATAAGAGTAAATATCAAGACGATAGACTGTGGAAACCAGAACTTGATAAATCAGGTAATGGTTATGCAGTATTAAGATTTTTACCTGCATCTGAAGGTGAAGACATGCCATGGGTAAGATTATGGTCACATGCATTTCAAGGACCTGGTGGTTGGTTTATCGAAAACTCTCTTACAACTCTTAATCAAAAAGATCCTGTTTCAGAAGAAAACTCAAGACTCTGGAATACTGGTGTAGATTCTGATAAAGAGATTGCAAGAAAGAGAAAAAGAAAGTTATCATACTACGCAAATGTCTATGTTGTGAGTGACCCTAAAAGACCAGAGAACGAGGGTAAAGTGTTCTTATACAAATTCGGTAAAAAGATATTTGATAAGATTACAGAAGCAATGAAACCACAATTTGAAGATGAATCACCAATCAACCCTTTTGACTTCTGGAAAGGTGCAAACTTTAAACTGAAGATTAGAAAAGTTGATGGTTATTGGAACTATGATAAATCAGAATTTGAGGGTGTAACACCTGTTGCTGAAGATGACGCAAAGATAAAAGCAATATGGCAGAAACAATATCCTCTAAAAGAATTCTCTGACCCTAGTAATTTTAAATCCTATGATGAACTCAAAGAGAAACTGAATAGGACAATTATGGGTTCGAGAA